CGGGCATCCTCCCGGCCGACGGCGTGATTCGCGATCCGTGGTTCAGCGACGCGAACGACTGGTATCTGTTCGCTGACCCGAACGACGTGCCAGGGTTCGCTGTCGGGTTCCTGAACGGTCAGTCGGAGCCGCAGGTGATGCTCCGCGACCCGATGGTCCGGATGGCGCTCGGCGCGGGCACAGACCCGTACCAGTTCGAGTTGGATTCGGTGGACTTCAAGGTGCGCTCTGACTACGGTGTCGGCGTGATCGACCCGCGCGGCGCGTACCGCTCGGTGGTCGCCTGAGCGCACGTAGCGGATAGAGGCTGTGGTGCCCTAGCAGGCGGCGGGCTGCCGCTTGCAGGGCACGATGGCTTGTAGTTTGTGAGGGCATCCGGCGAGGGTAGCCTTCAGCGGTAATCAACCTGAGGAGCTTGACGTGCCCAGAGGATCAGACGCAGATGCAGCGGGCGAGGAACTGACCGCTCGCACAGGGTTTACGCCGAACGCGGAGCAGATGATCGCGGAGAACCAGGACCGCTTCTCGAAGGAGCTTCGCGCGGCGAGCAATCGGGCCATCGACCATGCCGCGACGGACGAGATGGACGAGGACGACGCGGCAGGTTACCTGGAGGACAGCGACGACGTGACCGTGCTCGACTACGCCGTGCGCGGCCCGTTCGTGGTCATCGTCTACGAGGACGAGGACGGTGTGATGCACAAGGAGGCTCACACGCTGAAGGGCAAGGAGAAGTCCGCTGCGCGCCTCACCCGCAACCAAGGTCGCGGCAAAGACGAGGAGCCCGACGAGAGCGACGACTCCGAGAAGCAGGCCAGCAGCTCACGGACTACGCGCCGCTCCACGGCCGCGTCAGCTTCCAGCAGCGAGTAGGCAGGCAGGTCCCCGTTGACCATCGTTGATCCCGCACCGGGTGACACGACAACGCTGCTGCCACCCACGGTCGATCAGATCAAGGGATGGAGCCGTGTTGAGTTCGGGGACCTAGACCAGCCGTTCACAGACGCAGACCTTCAGGTCAGAATCGACCGGTCCGTGGCCGAGTTGACAGCGATCACGGGCCGGTTGTTTGACGACACGATGCCGACACCGCTGGTGTCCATCGCCCAGGAAGCGGTGCAGCTTCGCGTCGAGCAGATGGCCTACCAGGAGCAGGAGGACTACGCCGAGACGGTCAGCGACGACCTGATCCAGTCGTTCACCGCAGGCAACTACTCCGAAACGAAGAAAAGCCCTCGCGACCGTTACACCGGTCTGACGACCGGGCTGCCGGAGATCAACTCCAACCCGTGGTTGAACCGCGACATCTGGCTGCTGTGCACCGACGACATGCGCAACTACTGGACCGAGACGCTGCTCGGCCAGGCTGCCGCAGCCCTGATCCCGAGCTTCGAGGTGACCGAGGCGGACTGGGGCAACTACGACGGGCTGTACCCCTACTCGTGGGGTGTCGGCGCGTTCAACAGTCCGCTAGTAGGTCTGGATACCTGGGGGGCGTAGGTGGCGTTCACGGGCTGCCTGGTGGACCGTGCACGCCGCGTCGTGCGAGCCCCAACCCCGATCCGGGTGGAAGGCACCACCCAGTTCGAGACGCTCCACTACCCGTGGTTCAAATGCCGGTTCACGTACAACCCCGCACCGGACGCGAACGACACCCAGGGCGGGCTGCGTCGCGTGCCGCGCAACGGGCAGATCATGTGCGGACTGCGCGACGCCGACGGCAACGACCTTCAGATCAACGCCTCAGACCGACTGGAGATCGACTCCAGACAGCTTGGCCGCGCGGTCTTTGAGATCACTTCCGACGGCGAACCGATCCGCAAGAAACGCCGGATGCTTGGGTGGGTCACGACCGTCGTTCGTGTCGAGGAGCACCCGTTCACGAGGGCTGAGCCGTAGCCAACTACGACTGGAAATACTTCGGTCCTGACCTCACCGAGCTGTTCGACCCGTCCGTCGCTGAGAAGGCAGCGAGGCGGATGGCCAACAGCGGCGGTGACGCTTTGCACAGCCGGATTGCGGAGAACACCCCGGTGCACACCGGCAACCTCCGCACGAGCTGGTATCGCGTCGAGGCGGTCGGGCTCGGTGACCGCTACGAAAGCTGGGTTCGGACCGAGGTGGACTACGCGCCGTACGTCAACTACGGCACCGGTCTGTGGGGACCGGAGCACCGCAAGTACGAGATCAAACCGATCCCCCCGAACCAGGTGCTGTCGTGGTTCGATCCTGGCAGCGGCGGCAGGGTGTACGCCCGGTCGGTGTGGCATTCCGGCAGCCCTCCGGCGCACATGGTCGAGTCCGGCGCAGCGAAGGTCGAGGCGGAGATCGAGATGATCCTCGCTCCGGACCTGGAACTGTTCAAGGACGAGATGGAGGCGCTCGCGCTCAAAGCGCAGGCGCGCACCAGCCTTGGCTGACGCGCCGCCACTGGACTCTGGTCGCAGCCACCAGGACGCTTTGCGCTCCGTGAAGCGCTACGTCGCCGTCGCGCTCGGTGACGAGTGGGAAGTTCGCATCTCCCGCGAGGAGGGCGCGTTCGCCCGTCCGTTCGCCCGCGTGTGGCAGGTAGCCGGAACCACGTACCCGTTGACGAGCGGTCGGTGGCTGTCGGACATGGTGCAGCCGTTCGTGATCGCCGCGTACCCGGAGCAGGGTCGTGACCCGGACGAGGCGCTCCTGAAAGCGCAGAAGGTCGAGAACTGTCTGTACCGCGCGTTTCGTGTGGGCGTGGAGGACGGTCGGGCGATGCGCGTCCCGCTGTACAACTACTACCGCGTCAAGAACTGGGACGCGGGGACGTGGTATCCCAGGGCGTTCATGCGCGTCAACGATCTCTCCACCCAACCGTTCGTGGACCCCGACGAGGACACGCTCTGGACTGTCGTGTGCGACGTGCGGCTGACGTGGCGCAGGATCGCGGAAACGATCCCCTCCTCGCCCATCCTGGAGAGCGTCACCGCGACCCCAAGTCCATCTGTGACCCCCGGCTAATCGCGTCTTAGTATCGGCTCCTAGCCCGTCCTGTGGGGTTCACAGAGAGGAGCCAACGAGGTGGCAACGGAAGAATCAGAGCAGGAAGCTGCGCCGCCGACGCGCGGCAAGAGCAAGCAGGCGGAAACGAAGGCTGACGTGCAGATACCGGACATGCCGGTCAGCCAGTTGGTCGAGGGCGCGACCGCGTACCTCGGGTGCCCATCTTGGACAGCGGCAGGCGCTCTACGCGGCCATGAGCCCGACGAAATGATGAGCGTGGAGACGGCCAAGGCCGAGATCGAGAAGTGGCGCGAAACGCCGCTTGAGAACGGGGAGGAGTGACAGATGCCGGGTTCCTTCTCCAAGGACGCGCGGCCGGTACGGCCAGGTGCGTACTTCAACTGGGAGGCCACGCCAACCACCACGATCAGCCCGAACATCGGTTCGGTTGTGGCGCTGCCGATCATCCACGACTGGGGTCCCACGAACCAGATCGTGTCGTGCCTGTCGCTCGGTGACTTCCAGGCGACGTTCGGTCCTTCGACTGACACCCCCGGCTACGCCGCTGTGATGCAGTGCTTCCGAGGCGAGGGTGTTGGTGGCCGAGGTGGCGCTGGCGAAGTTCTTGCCTACCGGATCGCTGGGTCCTCCGCCGCGCCAGGGACGATCAACCTGAAGAATGCGACCGCTGACGCGATGACGTTGACGGCGCTGTACGCCGGGTCCTACAGCGACAACCTTGGGGTGCGTGTGCGCGTCTCCAGCGTGCCGACGAACACCGACGTGCTGATCACCCTGAACGGCACGATCATCGAGCAGCACACCGCCAGCTCGGCGGGCACCACTCCGATCCAGGCGATGGTCGATCAGATCCTCGCGACCTCGAAGTGGGTCAGCGCCGAAGTGGTCGTAGACGGCACCCCGCTCGACACCTCCCAACCCGCCACGATCCAAGCGTTCGAGGACGGGGACGACGGCGGGACCTTGCTGCCCGCTGACTGGATGGACGCGCTCGATCAGCTCTCCGCCGCACGGTTCGGACTGTTCGCTCCCTACGACCTGACCGACGATCAGATCCAAGCGTCGATCCAGACGTGGAGCGCGACGCTCAACACCAGCGGCAAGCGGTTCATGGTCGTCGTTGGTGGCGGACCGGCCGACACTGCCGCGTCAGCCGTCACTCGCTCCGCGTCACTGACCGGCCTGCCGGGCAACGGCGGTGGGGAGAACATCGTCAACCTCGGTGTTGGGACGCTGATTGACGACGAGCTGGGGACGC